GAGTTGTCTTATTTTTGCTTGTCCTAATGACCTTGGTGGATTGTTTTTTAAATTTTTAATTAAATTTTCTTTTGCATTTAAATCGTTTAAGTTGTCAAAATCATTATATATTTTACCTTCAGTTATGTTTGCCATCATAGCGTTTTTAGCTGTTAGAGCTTGTGTTGAGTCGTAATACTGAAGTCTTTTTAATTTATCAAATATGCCTTCTTTTTTATTAGGTTTATCACCAAACAGTTCGTTTAATGCAGCGTGTTTTTCAGCAGCATTTCCATAAATTGAATCATACCTTAATTGCTCAACTCTTGATAAATGTGTTGCAGCTTGGTCATTTATTCTTCTGTTTCTACTGTTAGTTGCTACTGAAACTCTTTTATTAATATAATCTATTTCAGATTCATTAAGATAATCTCTTTGAGCTACATCATTTGTAAAATCTTTTGATATTCTTAGTCTTGCTTTTTCTGCTTCCTTATCAAAGTATGTGTCTGCTTCACTACTAGGCATAGAAAAAGATTTGTTTTTTATTTCTTCTAGCTCTTTATTAAATGAAACAATGCCTTTTTGTTTTTGTGCTTCATAGTCGTTTCTACGTTCAATCTCATAAAACTGTAAACTTGTTTTCATAGCTTGGTCACCAAAGCTAGCCATAGCTTGTGATCCAGCAGACAGCGCACCTGGACTTGCTCGCACACTCATATTTATACCGCCAGAACGATTTGATAATTTAGCTTGTGATTTGTAGGTTGGAACTCTCATACAGTTGACTTTCCATATCGTGCATTGATTTGTGAGTAAGAAGAAGCGCCAGATAATAAACTACTACCAGCTTTAAAATATGATGCTCTCATAGCAGCTCTTCCGTACATCCTATTTAAATTTGCAGACATACGTTCTTGAGTGCCTTTTTCTTTAAGCTCTGCTTTACCTACTTTTGCATTATATCGTCTGATAGCCACTTCTTCATCTGCTTCTTGGGCGTTTGCCAAGGCAACTTTAAGTGGTGTTCCAGTGTCAGCCATCCATCCATTAAATCTAAATGACTGAGATGTTGCTGCTTGTAGATTGTCAAACTCACGCCTAAATCTACCAATTTCGACTTCTTCCATAAGAACGAGTTGTTCTGCATCTTGCTCAGCAACTTGAGCATTACGTTCATTTACCTGGGCATTATAATTATAAGCTCTTTTTTGATCTCTACCAGCTTGGATAGATCCAGCTGCACTAAATACTGCACTTGCTATAGCTGCTTCTGCTGCCATTAAAAAACCCTCGCCATTCTATAATAATCTTGTCCGTCTGGACCATATTTGCGCATAATGCCTTCATGCTCAAAACCTAGAAATTCAGCAAATCTTTTTGCTTCTGGCCAATCAGATCTAACACCAGCTTGAACTCTTACAAAATTATGATTGTGAATCATTTTATCAAAATTATCTTTAATGAGTTTTATGACACTAAGTTTTTTATTTGGCATTTTATCTGATGCAACTATCCAGCCTTCACCAACTCCATTCCAAAGTGGTTTTATGCCAGCGCTTGCTATGACATAACCATCAATCAAACCAGAAAAAGCTAGTCCAGGTGCAACTAATCCATGAGCTATATCTTCAGCCATACCAAATGATTTTCTAGCCATTTTACTCATATCGCCATCTAGGATAGACTCAATATGTTCTGGCTTATAATCTACCATTATCATTGATCGAATGTTTGCAGCCTTGGGAATATTGCTAATACAGTTAATGGCAATGGTTGATCTTGCCTTACAAAAACAAAACCATCATTATCATAACCACCTCTAAACTCGACTTCCTTATCTCCAGTAAACATTCCTAGAGCTTCCGACATATCATCCGCTGAAGATCTAAATGGTATAAGATCTAGTTCTGCTTCTGAGCTACCTACCTTTACACCTACTGATTTATATAATCTTAATGTAATATTATTTATTCTTTTGTTTTTGCCTTGTGATGTGCCTTCTGTTCCGCCAGCATCTATTCTCATAGTTTGCAATGTTGATTTATAATTAAATCCTATATGTGCTTTTTGCACTGATCTAGCCAGTGTAATACCTCCAGACGATACAGTTCTGTCTGGATGTGTTGCGCCATCACCCAGGACAACAATCTTTTCACCTTCTAAATGTGTTAAACCAGATATAGATGTTGCTGCTGTGCCGCTATATGTTAGGCCGCAATCGACAAAGTAAGCATCTTTTATATCTGTACCAAACTCATAATTACTTAAATATTCTATATACCTTACAGTTGATCCATTCACAGTTCTCTTAACAATCATATAAAGATCATCTTCATCAGCTGTGCCAGGTATTGTAGCGATAGATTCTACAACCGCATTACCTTGGTTTGTTGTTGTAAGCCTGGTCGGATCGCTAGTTTCTATTGTCGTATAGCCAGTTGTTTCTGGATCAGTTTCTGTTATTGTAATTACGTTTGCTGCTGGATTAGCCACAGTAAAATCTGAATGTGCATTTATCCTGGTAAATATATTATCTGCTGTTGTGTTGTTATCTGTATGCGGTCTAAAACCAAATGTTGTATCTGTAGGATCTGAAGCACCAGCAGCTTCACTTACAAATGTTATTGTTTCTCCATCTGTCTTAGTAATCTTTATTGTTGTACCTACAGCTATATTTGCATAGTCAGTCACAGTTATTGTTGCATCACCAAACCTACCGCCTAAAATATGCTCGTGCCAAGCAACGACTTGTTCTTCTCGTCTATATGTCATACCAACAAGAAAACCATTAGTAAGCACACACCAAATCACATTGTCTGGCTCTTGTTGCCAGGCCATTTCAACAATACCAGTTTCAGTAATATGTTCTGCAAGTATCGTTAAATCTGGCGCATTATAACTATCGGTATCAAAGTTAAATACTAATTCTCGCAACTTTCTTAAAGCTCGTTGAACGAACAATGTTACTGGTCCTACATTTATAGGCTGTATATCTGCTGTTCCATAACTCGCTTGTCGTTTTATTTGTGCATTAGTTGGACTAAGTGGTTCAGCAGATCCACTAGCAGACACAGCAAATTCACCACCACTTGTACCAACAATTAACACCCTAGATGATGCTAAATATCTTATGACGTTTACCTGGCTAGATCCTATCGTATAACTCAAAGCATCCGCAGCATTAGTTCCATCTGCAAAATCTTCAAAATCACCAGCCACAGAAAAGAATACTGTTTGTGGTTGTGTTGTTGTTCCAGCAAACACTAGGCGTTCTTCATAAAAACTCACACACGCTGGAAAACCAGTTGTTACAGAAAAAGCTCCTAAACTAAAATCATCATCTGCTTCTAATACACCAGCAACAGTAATTGTAGCGCCAGCTGCTTCATCAACAACATCTACTGAAGGTGCAAATAACATTGTATCGTCTGTTACCTGGACAAGTAATGCAGAACTATTATTGTTTGCAGGCGTACTAGCGCCAGTAATAACAACCTTTTGCCCTACCTTAAAACCTTCTTTTACAAAGTTTGCAGCACTATCAACTATTCTATCATTATGTTCTAGTCCAGTAGCGCTTGGATCTCCTTCAGCAAAACTTAATGTCGTTGCCGTCATACTCGGCATCAATTCAGTTCTGCCAGCTGTATTTTCTTGGACAGCCGCAGTCACAGTTGTTGCATTAGTAAATGCAGTAATCTTTGCAAAACCATCATGTAGCTTAATTAATCTGCCAACATCTGTTGAAGCAAACAAATCAGCACTAGCTGTAATTGTTACACTTCCAGTTCTGCCATTAGCCGTTAATGTTGTTGCTGTCGTATTAGGATCTTGCATAGGACCACGCCTAAAATCTACAGCTGTAAATGTCCAGGCTGTGTGGCTTGTCCTTGTTATCTTATAAACTGGATGTGATGGATGCACTAGGTACATAACATCTGCGCTTTGTGTAAACTTTATTTGTGCGACTTCAGCTGAAGTGTAAACAGTTACGACTTCAACAGCTGATCCGCCACTTGTTACAGTTCCACCATCTTTGTGTATTCTAAAATATAAATTGCCAAACTCAAGTATGTAAGCTTGTTCAACATTAAATTCAAAAGGTATCAATCTTGTTGCATTAGCACTGGCTTTTACAGTGTTTACATAAATTGTACCTGGCCTTCGGCTTGCGCCACCATGAGGATGCACTGTAAAATTTTGCATGGTTTTAGAACCATTAAAATACTTACTTATATCAGTGCGACCATCTAGCCTTGGCGATAGCTCACCAGCTGTAAAGTTATTTAAGGTTGGTGAAGCCTTGGCCATTACAACCTCGCATTAATAAATGTATTAGCAGCTAATACTTCACTATCAGTTATGCTTGCAGTATTTATGGTGTTACCTTCTGTTGCATCTACAAACCTAGCTTCAGTTAGTTTGTTTCTATAAAGATCATACATTGCTGCTGTTAATGTAGTGCTGCCTATCAAAGCATAAGCTATATCAGCAGCTATAGCCGCTTCAATCGTGTTAATTAATAATTGATCGTATTCATTAGGATCTAATTTTCTTGCAACATAAACAAGATCTACTGAGCTTTCGTCAGTCAAAAGTTTACGCCCTTCAATTTCAAATTTTATTTCTGGATCTGAAAGTTTCAAAACTCGCAAACAAAATGGATCTGTCGGTAAAGTGAATTGTTTTGAATATGTAAAACTTGGTGCTTCAGAGTCAGCCGCTAAAGTCTGTCTTGCTATTAAACAGTTCCAAGGATGCGCTCTAAAAACACTATCCCTTACAGATGCGTATCTTTGATTACATATTCTGCCAGCCTTACTATCTTCATTCAAAGCAAGGATAGTAGATGCACCAATCATATTTAATGCTGAGTTACATATATCAACCGCAGAAGCCATTATTAATTCCTATAAAAAAGGACAGCGCATTGCTACGCTGTCCTGGTTGTTTAATTTATAACGTATTCAATAATGAATGACATTGTACCAGCAGTACCACCAGTTGCATTAAATGTAGCTGCAACGTAGTAATGACCGCCTGGATCTGAGGAATCACCAGCTATAGTGTAAACCTCTTGACCAGCAGTATTAATATCTGCCGCTTCAAATCTTACATCTGTCATAGCAGCTGCATCAGCAACGGAGCTTGCAAAGCAATCTTCGTCTTTAACAACACCATCGCTAGTGTATAAACCTACATTAAAAGTACAGCTGCCACCTAAAGTGTCGCTGCCTACCTTTAATGAGCTTATTCTAGCGTTAGTTGGTATTGGAGCTAACATAACAATATCATTGTCTGTGCTATCTCCAGCCGCTAATTCGATAGTGCCTTGAGCAATTCTAGTTGTTCCAGTTAACAAACCAGCATCACTCATTGTGTATGTAGCTTCAAAATTGGCTACGAGATCAGAATTTTTTGTAGTCATTTTCTATCTCCCAATTAAGCTGATTCATCACAAAGGATAGAAACCACTTTAGCTTCTTCCATTCGTGTTGCACCAAAAGTTGAACAATAAAAGACTTGAGTTGAGTAGGACTTGTCTGCTCTCTCATCAATCTTCGCCATTACGTCTTTTCCAACAGCCATTTTGATTCCATCTTCAGCCCATGCAAAACAAGTTCTGATGCTGGAAGCCACAGCTAGCCTAGTAGACATTATGAATTTAAAACCCATAAATGTATCGACTTCACCAGCAACAAGCGCTTTCACAGTATTAAAATCGCTTGATGTTATTTGTGTCGTACCAAGTAGTGCTTCAACTTGAGCTGGAGCTACCGCAATGTATCTTGGAATAGACGGATCAACAGAACCTTCATCCAAAATTTTCTTTGCATTGATTAGCTTTGCTATAGTTAAATCAGCTGATCCATGAGCAATAATATTACCAGCAAGCATTGAAGTATCAGTGCTTCCGCTTGATCCAGTTTTTGCTGTACCAGTTGCGGCAGTAATGATTGCATCATCCATTGATCTTCCCATTGCCGCAGCAGCTGCTTGAGCATAGGTTGATGTAGGATCAATTAACATTCTTATTTTGTCAGCATCATCAATAAGATCCGCCCACTCATAAGAATCCATAGTTACCATTCGTCTTGAATGAGGTGTATCAAGGATCTGTGTATCTTGATGCCTTGATGTTCTTTTGACCGCAGCGGTTGCACCTACCTGGTCAAAAAAGGCTTTCTCACCAGTTACAGCTTCCTCGGACACAGAACCACGAAGCAAAGAACCTCTTTGCTGCGATAATAACTGTACGTTAGAACTAAACTGATTAACGAAAGCGGTAGTGATTTGTGAACTCATTTCACTTTCTCCGTTAGTTTAAGATTAAAATTAAAACGCTACCTGGGGAATCCAGACGTAAGTTATTTATTGTTGCGAGGGCCTTTGCTTATCTCGACTATTTTGCTAGTGTTTTTTTTTGAAGGGCCATTAGGCTTGTCTCCTTTATCACACCATTGCAAATACTTGTCAGCTCTATCTAGTGGATCATCTATAATCCTACCAGATCCAGTTTCGAGTACCATTCTCAAAACCTCTAGCCTAAATTCTCTTTCATCCATTATACCATCTCCCTATATCTCATAGCTTCATCAACGTAAAAACTATGCTGTGGATGTTTTGCATCCCAGTAAGGTGAGCTTGGTTGTGTAAGTTCAGCCAGCTTTTCAGAAGCTTCATTAGGTGATAATCCGCCAGTTGTTTTAACACCAGCCAGTGTATCTTCACCCATTTTTTCTTTCATATACTGTCCTATATTAACCATTGTCTTAATAATTGCTGGATGATCCCCTAGTTTCATACCATTACTAAGTGTTAAATCTTCAAATTCTTCTACTGGAATAGCGCTAAAATTATCTAAAACGCCTTTTCCTACAGCCATTCTATCGTCAAATGCCTGGCCATATTCTTTTTTCAAATCTAAAGCCACCTGGTTTATTTGATCTTCAGTAACATTTGCTGATTGTTGGACCTGGTTTCCATTAAATTCATTATATTTATTTAACAAATTCTGTGCTTGGTGAGGTAACAATCCTACTTCATGCGCTGTTTTCTTGAACCAATTTACCATATCAGCGTTTTCTGATTGGCCATCTGGTAATTTATTTTCTAATTGGTAATCTTCAGCACTTGCTGGCCTACCAACTTTGTCATAAAAACTGTTCCAATCGTCTGATGTAGCAAATTTACCAGGCTTTACAACCTTATCTGCACCTATCATAGACTGTGCATTAACATAAGACTTAGCTAGTGATCCTACATCCTGGATAGTTTCTAATGATTTATGACTTCTAATATCTTCTGGAATTTCTGAGCGCCAATCATTCTGTACTGGCTGCGCAGACGGAGCTTGTCCAGCATCTACTGGAGCTTCCGCTACCTGGGCTTCTTCACTCATGTTTCTACTATGTCCTCTCTAGTTTTTGGTTCTTGCAGCATTGATAATAAAAATAAGACTACAGTTCGCTGCCCTTCTCTGTAGGCTGTTTCGTTAGGATCTTGTGAAAATGTAGATCCATTAATGTGATACCTGGATTGCAAATCTTTCATTACAATCTGGCCATCTTTAGTATTTAAAAGTGTCTTGTAAGCTAGCCTAAGATCTTGAATATTCATTAAACAACACCTAAACCTTGTGCCGCTTTAAGCGCTGGAGCTGCATTACCAGCTGCTTCTGCTACTTGTTGAGCTTGTTGTAATTCTCTTTGCTGCGCTTGTCTTTCAGCTCGTTGTTCACGAATGGCTGCAACTTCTTCATCGCCTCTAACAGCTGTTGCTGGCACTGATAAAGCTCGTATCATATGTTTAGTTAATCCATCACTATCAACAAAATCCATGATACCTCTGTCGATTTGCATAATAGGACCTAATAACTCAAACAATCTTATTGCAGATTGTACATCACCCATGCGCTGTGCTTTAGCTAATGGACTTACATACTCTATGTTTATGTCATTATTCTGTATAAATTCTGGCGCAGTTCTAAATAATTGTTTCCTTGCTAAAATATTATATGTTCGAGTTATAAGCGGCTGTAGTAATTCAGCTTGCAATCTTCCCAATACTGGCCCAAGTAGTCTCATCTTTTCTTCAGTACGCTGGACAACTTCTGTTGCTGTCATCTGTGGCCCTTGGCCCAAGATTAACTGGTCAACGTAGAAAGCTGATTGGATAGCTTTTCTACGTTGTTCTTCCATGTTTAAACCTAATGGATTATTTGCGCCTATGTTTAGCGGCTCTATTCTATCCCTTGATCCAGATCTATAAAAATTAAGGCCGCCAGGTACAGTTCTTATAGGGAGTATAAAACCATCATCTGGAACAAGTAGTGGAGGATCAACTTGTTTTTGGGCGGCCCTAATTGTTACTTCAGACATTTTATTAAGCATTTTTATGTCTGCTAAAGCGGTCATGGCTGGGGATCGACCATAACCAATTTCATAACTAGCTTTTAAATATCTTGGCGCAAGATATGGAAACTCATCAAAACCGCTTTCTGATAAAACTTTTTTTTCTTCAGCATCGTAATACACAGAAGCAAATGGTTTGTTTACAGAATCCAACCTAGTAACGTCTATATCATCCCTCGGATAAACTGCATGGACTAATTCAATCAAAGAATAAGGATCTTGTTCGCTTTGTTTTACAACTTTTTGTGGTACAAGTTCAGCTCCAAAACGATTGATGGCTGCTCGCATAGGCATTTTGAATTTACGAAATACTGTATCAACACGGCCATATTCATTTTCTGAAACATAACACTCACCAATATGCCTGGTACTAAATCTTAAAGAACTTGGTGTAGGTTCGTCATCGCCTTCGACAAACATGATGCCAGTACCAAAAGTGATTAGATCATGGTATAATTCGTGTATTTGTTCTTGAAAATTAGAGCTGGCAAACTCTTGATACATAACATCTTCAACACTCTCCAGCCATTCTTTAGCTTCGTCATTGCCGTCTAATATTAAATCACCAAACCTAAGACTAAACCATTTAGTGCTAGGGTTAGTAAGCATCCCATGTAATGAAGCCGACATAAGTTCTGCTGCATGAATTGCTGTACCATCAAAAATAAGTTCAGATCTTTTGTCACCAGGAGATCTAACTTTATTAATATCTGCTTTTCTTGGAACAACAAAATCTGCTATTTCTTGCCAATGCGATTCCCAAGTAACTCTTTGTGCAGCTAAACTACCAAATCGTTCATTGAGTATTCTCGCTAAATCATCTGAAGCCATTTATAATCCTAATAAAGTTTTTCTGCGGATAGGCGCACCGCCTACAATACCTTGAGCTGAAGTTAATATTGTGCCTTTTGATCGACCACGCTTACGCTCTTCTTCTTCTTCTTCGTCATCACCAGCTCTAACAACATCCCTGGGATTTGCAGATCCAGTTGTATTGTCTGCTGGCGGATCTGTTACAGTATCGCCTGGCGGATCGTAAACATTATCATCACCGCCTAAATTATCATCACCACCATCATTGTCATCTGGTGTTGTGCCGATATCCATACCGCCGCCACCGCCACCAGGATCACCACCTGGCTCGCCACCAATATCCATGCCGCCATCGCCGCCACCTGGATTGCCACCAGGACCAGGATCATCTGGTACTGGATCATCGTCTATATCAACACCGCCATCTGGTTCATCTGGTTCTGTAGCTGGATCATCACCAACTATAGATTCATCGTCACCTATGCCTTCATCTTGGTCAGTTCCATCGTCTGGTGTGTCTGATCCTGGTTGCCCAGTATCTGGACTTCCAACATCTGATCCACCGCCGCCTTCTTCTGAGCTTCCATCTCCAGGACCATCGTCTGGGCCTACACCTGGATCATCTTCATTGCTTGGATCGTCACCAACTACCGAGTCATCTTCTTCTGCGCCATCACCAGGATCTGGATCACCACTATCATCACCAGGACCATCGCCAGGACCATCACCTGGTCCTACACCTGGATCATCCTCATTACTAGGATCATCGCCTACAGTTGAATCATCTTCTTCAGCACCATCGCCTGGATCTGGATCATTTCCGTCATCATTACCGCTGTCATCATCACCTGGGCCTGGATCTGGACTGCTTGGTGGTTCTGGATTATAGCCTGGATCTTCTTCTGGTGGATTATAGCCTGGATCATCGCCACCGCTATCATCGCCTGGCCCATCTCCAGGACCTACGCCTGGATCACCAGGTCCGCTAGGATCATCACCAACTGTTGAATCATCATCATTTCCATCATCTCCAGGGCCATCACCTGGTCCTACACCAGGATCACCAGGTCCGCTGGGATCATCACCGACATTAGAGTCATCATCGCCGCCATCATCGCCACCATCATCGCCGCCATCATCACCCATTGAGCAGTATAAAGGATTATTCCAGAAGTTTATTTGGTCCAATAAGCCCTTTTTTCTGTTTAGTAGGTCTATACCAATATCCAGTTTCAATTCCATGTTCCTTATTAAAATACTGCACAGTGTCTTTCACAATAAATGAGACATGACCAAAGGGAGCGACAAACTCAGCCAGCCATAAATTTTTACCAGATTGCCAGTATTCAGACTGCATAGTTGCGCCGTCTAATAATTTATCCAGCACTTCATCAGACACAAAGGCGTAAGAACAAAAACCCACAAGCTTTTGTTTTTTATTACGCCAGTACCTATATTGT